TGGATTATACAAAGGTCATTATACTTATCCTATGGTGGCGCAATTTTCAACTGGAATATTGGCGCACTTTTCAATTAGTATCTACATTCCGGGAGGTTAATGGGGGTAACGAACCAGTCTTTATTGCCATGCTCGTCTTTCAGATAGACTTTTACTATCGTTTTCATAATTCCTCAAATTTTCCAAGTTCACATTCTATAATATCAACTTCACTTTCATTGGTATATAAACCATTTTCTTTGGCAGCATCAATAGCAGCATTTTCATAAAGAAATACACCGAAACACACTCTACTTGATTTTGTTTTCCAAATATCAGTTTGAAACAAAACGTATACTTTATTCTTCATCTCCCCACAACTTTAGTGCAAGTTCATAATTCTTCTGTGCCTCATTTACGGCTTTCTTGGCATAAGTAAGAGTGTAGGCGTGTTCTCGTGGGTATTTGCCGGACTTCACACCTTCATGGAATTCTTTAGCTTGTTCCAGCTTATGTTCGTAGAAATCGATACTTTCAGGCATTGAAAGATTGATCGTTTCAGCACGTTTTTCCCAATACTTGGCTACTCTTTCATGTTCGGCAGCCTTGTCGCTGAGCTCAGCACTTTTGCCCATATTGTTCCAGGAATCTTCTATCATCTTCCTGTGCCGCTTTTCACTATGATGTCCGACTTTGATTGGTTCGCCTAAGGAAAGGAAATCTCTATCTTTGTTCGAGCGATTGAAATACTCATTACTTTTTTGTGCAGCCAATGATGCCCAATCATGCCTGCGTTTCGCTCTTTGCTTCGCCCATTCCTGTACATTAAATCCGTCAGCCCGAACGATAGAGTAATAATAGAAACCATCTTTCTCGAAAATCAGATTAAAAACTATGCTTTCATTCTCTTTGCCATACTTGGTTGTAACCTCAATAACTTCTCCTTTTTCGTGCTTTTCATCGCACTTTGCCAAAAATACATTTGGACAGAATTTATGATAAGTATTCATAGCTCTATGATTTATCCGTTATACTTTGCAGATATCTCTTCTGCTTTCAATTTTTTGGTAAGCTCTCCATTCTTGTAGAAGCGTACAGCAACAACTCTCACCGTTTCTGACAAGAACCGACCACAATCATTGGTTAACTTCACTTTTAGCTTGCTTGCCTTGGCTAAACTTTTTGTACGCTTCTTTATTGTGTTTTTGAATCCGAAAACATAATCTTCGGTATCAATCTCAAATGAATATGTAGTGGAATACATCACTCTTTGAAACTCTTTTGTTAGTTCTGTTACTTTGCTCATTTGCTCTCTTCTATTATTAGTCGTTATTATTTCCAAGAAGTTCTTGTAAAGCAGACTTATATCCGTCCAACGCTTGTTGTGTATATCCCAATCTGAATTTTTTATCTGCTGAAAGAGAGTCGTTGTTCAATCCTTTTTCAATAGCTTCAATGTTTGCTTTGTAGTATCTGATAAGTTCTTCTGTTTTCATTGCTCTTTACTTTTACTTGTTATTAATAGGTGTTATTTTGATATTGTAAAGATACAAATAAATAATTGATTTACAATGGTTTATATCTTTTATTTTCATCATAAAATACTGAAAGACAAAGATTTAACTTTTACTTGCAGAAACGAAAAAGGCAGAACGGACTTCTCCATTCTGCCTTAATGCAAGCAAATGTTCTATGAATATAAAATTAACTTCAAACAAATGTAGGCGTAAACTCGATACCCAACGCACGCGCAATGCGGAAAAAACTTGATAACTGGATATCTACTTCCCCTTTTTCCACACGGGCGATATAACTTTGCTCCTTACCAATTTTCTGCGCCAACTGCTTCTGGGTCAATTTTAGCTCCTTGCGGCGTTCACGAAGTATATCACCATAATACCATGCCATCGACTTCTCATTGAACTTCTCACGAGTATCTGTACCATGTTCCCCATATTTCTCATTAAGTTGCTGGTTGGTTGTTCTGAGTCTTGCCAATTTCTTTTCATCTAACTGTATCATAATGCTAAATCTTTTAAAATTCGTATTGCTTTGGCTATTTGCTTATCGTAATCCTTTGTAGATTTCTTTAAAAATCCGTTAAGCAGGATTATTTTTGTTGCTAAAATGACATTGCTGTTGTCAATTGCAAATAACACAGTTCTGTACTCATTAGAGCCGACTGACACACGCATTTCATATAAGTCTGTTCCATCCAAATGCTTTATATACTTTACAGGCAAGGCATACACCGTTTGTACAAGTTCAAATGTATACTCGAACTTATCCTTTACCCTTGCATTTAGATCATTGTAGAACTCTTCAAATTCCTCTGTCTTGTATATGGTTCTTATATCAGTGGTTTTAGTTTCTATTGATTCCATGATGCAAATATAACTAATTAGTTATAATGTAACAAGCTTTACGCCCTATTTTACACTGAACTTTTTCATTGCTCAAATACTTTTCTGTGATTATTTCAACCGATTTGCTTATCATGGAATCTGTGTCGATTCCTATCTGTTGGTAGAAGTTCTCATTTCCGGCAAGACTTTCACTTGCAATTTGCAGTGTTCTGCGTTCTTCTTTGGTGAATCCGATGCGGAAGGTGCGGAAGATGGATAACGCTTCTTTCAGGCACCCGGACTCGAATAAATTGATTGCTTTTTCTGTTTTCGTTCTCATATCCTGATATTTAGATGTGAATGTATAATATATTTGATATCAAAATGTTATAAATTAAATTACCATCATAAACAACTAATAGATCCCTAAAACAGCCTTATACAATTCAAAATTCTTGTTTTCAACATATTCATCGGAAGCATAGCGTTTAGCTCTGGCATACCACTTATGGAAGCAATCAGAACAATACCAGCGATTAAGGACTGCGATGTAGAATCCATCTTGGCAATTACTGGAACCACAGCTGTCGCAAATTCCGACACATCCATATTCACTGAGCGCGCATATCATTTCGCCACGAGTGGCTTGTATGACCTTGAATCCTTTCTTGTTTTCATATACTTTTGCCATACTGATTTACTTCACAATCATTTCAGGATGAACGGGGAAATCCCAATCGATTATTCTTGAATCCATAGAGTGCAAATTACCACCAACGACAAGACCAAAACTTTCTTCAACCAATTCTTTCGCTTCATCTTTGCTGCAAGCATTGACAGTTACTTCTCCTTCTAAGACAAACTGGACTTTTACTTTGTATTCTTTATTACTTTTCATAATCTTCTACCGGATAAAATTCACGACCTTCAAAATCATCTGCTGTAAGAACTACTTCTTCGCAGTTAACCATTTCCTCAACTTTCTCGAAAGCGGAATCATAATCATCCGCTTCCACCTCTACCACTTTAGAAAGGGTTTCTATTATTTTGATTCTGTACTTCATATTGCTTATTTTTCTATTTGTTCCATCAAGTTCATTGTCTCTTGTATGACAGCTTGTTTATCCCAATTATATTTATCATCTCCATAATGGAATGTATCAAATCCGAATATCCACCAATCATTACCTATTTCTGTGTTGTCGGTGATAAACTCAGCATTATCCAATATGGGATTTCTTTTTCCGACATACCTTGGATTAATTTTCCTTTTGCTTCCGATAGATTCTTCACCGCTTATTGCCGGTTCTGAAAATGTTATACCGCCATGAACGTCTATATCATTAATATCCAAATAAGACATTCCATGATATTTGTTCATAGAAGGGACAGCTACATATCCATTATGTGTGCCATGCTCTACCATAGTGGACTTAAACCATTCGTTTGATCTTATAAATGCTACTACTTTATTTCCCATATTCTATTCATTTTAGCAATTCAGGATTATCAAACACATTTCCAAATACCTCAATACTATCACATTCCAGATCAAACTGAAGCAGAGGGACAGTAAGGTACTGGCACTCTTTTAATTCTTGGCTTATTGGGTATTCCGCTTTATGCAGACGCAAGCCAAAGCAAGCGAAGCCATCCATGTAAACCACTTCTCCATAACAAATACAATCATGATCGGGGATAGCGCATCCATTTGCGATGCCTTCATACTTGTAGATTATGGAAATGTAATCACGCTCATAGATTTCTTTCCCGTTTTTATCGAACAAACCAGTGAATCGACCAATGGTATTATGATTTACATCATAATCAGCTATACACTTGCATGTCGGCATATCATTTATTTCGGGCAATATGGAATATCTGTTTTCTTCTATCTTAACAAGATTCCCATACAACCATTCATTGCCAAAGATATTTACACCTCTAAATTTAATCATCCCCATTTCTTACCTCCTTTCTGTATCCCGGCGTGATAGCCGTCAAGCCATATCAAAAGCTCTTTTGGCGTATGATAGCCGCTTAAACGGTGGCATGGTATTCCATTTTCAAATATTCGGTTCCAGGTTTGGTTTGTGTCATGCGCCACAATTGCATAAGCGTTTCTGGTAAATGAGGAACTTGTTAGGTGCATATTGTTTACCTTGCAGTAATCCTCTAACGACTTCAATGCTTGTTTCTGCGTCATTGCTTACCTCCTTCCTTCAATTCATTAATAAGAGCATCTCTTGTCTTCACTTGTGCTTCCAGTAAGCCATTTGTCCCGTCTTTCTCTACACGCCTCTAAGGTAGGCGCACAACAAGCAAAGAGTTCACCACTTTCAGTACGGTAATCGTACTGGTACATTCTCACTCTCTTTCTGCCTAACTTCGTTGTGTAGGTAGTGTAATTCTCTTTACCGGGTTGGCATACGCTGCAACCTCTTTCGTCGTTAATTGAGTTCATAATCATTTATCAATACTTACTTAGTAATTTGTAAAACATTCGCCTTTTCTCTATGTATTTAAGACCGTTTCGTCTAAGACCTCGCTTTGATTTTGATACAGTCATTTGGCAACCTGCAACGCCAACGTAGATGCAATTTAAATGATGCCTTTTAGCTTGTTTGAAAGCCCACCAAATCGCTTCACGGCAATATCTATAGCTATCATTTTGAACACCCTCGTATCCTCTACTCAAAATGAAGTGGCCTATTTCATTTGCTTCTTCTTCTGAATAGCATATTGTGAAGATATTATTCATCCTTTCTTTGCTTTACTTGTTCAACCAAAAACTTTTTAAAATCATTCTTGTACTGGCTGTGAATGATTTTATACTGATGGGATAGGTTAGGCAATTGTTTATAACCTTTGCTATACAAGAATTTGGCTACTAATTCAATCTTTTCACGGTTACTGAAACCTCTGTCCTTACATATGTTAGTTATACAGACATTCGCCTTGTTGGTAGGCTTCTTTTCAACTGGTGGCATGTATTCATGTCTGCCATAAGCAAGCGTTCTTGGATAGCCAACCGCTTCACCTATATATTCCCCTGTAATAAAATCAAATTCACCGTTAATTAAACTATCTGCTATTTCACCCATAATAATCTATATTTAATGTTTCACATTCAATCTTTCTTCACTTGTATAAGCCACTACAAGCCCTGTTTCATCATGCTGTATGGTGATGTACTTTTCACCCCTCTCTATAGTAGAGAAGTCATAAGGGGTTACCATCTTACCCAATACCTTGCCCAGTTGCTTCATCAGTGGGGATTCAGGGCTGATAACTAAATCTGCTTTCATAATCGTGTATATTGTGGTAGCCATAAGGCTACCGGATTAGAACTCAACCAATATCAATCTTTCTAAAGAACCTGATGCTTTCACCCACATATGATTATGTCCGAAACCATAATCGAAAAACAGTTTAAAATAAGGGTGTCTTACTATTAAAGAGCTCATACAGCCTCTTAACTCGTCTTCTGACATACAAGAAGTTATTTCATTGATAATTTGAACGAAAAGGTGTAAAACTTCTGGTTCATTATTCAATAACGGTTTTTCTATAACTGCTTTTAAAAATATATTTTCTTTCATATTCTTCTATATTGCGCAGGGCTTTCGCCCTGCCGATTTATGTTAATGCGTTTTATCCTCATGTAATAACTCGCAGTAAACTGGTGTTGTGGCATCTGTGTGCTTATTGGCTATAAGAACCTCATTACTATCCCAGTTAATATATACCTGTGTAGCAAATGCACCGAAAAACTGAATTTCTTTCGTGCCAAACAATACCACCGCGTCATCATTTACATTTGCAAGTGCTGCAATTAATTCTTTCTTGGTCATATTCTTTTTTGTTGCGCAGGGCTTTCGCCCTGCTGGTTATTATGCTATCTTTAGCTCTTTAAGTCTCATATCTACCAATGATTTCAGCTTGCGAGTATCAAATAGTGGACTTCTATACCCATCTTTGATAAGCTGTATCATTTCTTTATAACCAACCTTACATACAACCTCTGTCTTCATGCTGTTATCATAAATAGCAGAATTGCAAGCGGTTATTGTGAATGCCATTGTTTTGTAACCTTTATCCTTCTTCATGATAGATGCAAACAAATACATATATACAGCATTTTTCATGCTATTCAAGGCATCTTCTTGACTGGCATTTACTTTCTACCACCTAAAAAGTCACCACATTCAATTTCTTGACCTTTTTTGATAATAGACAATGTACTGATGTACATTTTAATATCTGTTACTTTCATATCTTCTATGTTTTAATTGTTAGTAATATTGGTTTCTTTTATATAGCTAAGATACTGATTATTAGTGATGTGTGCAAATATAATCATCTGATTAACAGCAAGTTAAACTTGATTTAACTTAAAGTTGGATATTGACATGTTCATTTCAGTCGCGCTTTGTATGAATACCGTCCAATGATATGTGCAATGCTTTTTCATATATCGACTTATCACAATTAGAAAATAATCGTTAACTTTGTTCATACTTTTAAAATTATAGGTGCATGAAAAAAATTGTGACTTTATTTGCAACCGTGCTTCTGTTATACGGTTGTGGAAGTGTTCCTTTGACAGGCAGGAAACAGATGCTGCTTGTATCCGACTCCGAAGTGCTTTCATCAAGTCTGACCCAGTATTCGGAATATATCAAGTCGGCACCGATATCAAGTAACGCGACAAAGAAAGCGATGGTGACACGTGTCGGAAAGAAAATAGCCGCTGCCACGGAACAATACTTGGAAAATAATGGAATGTCCGGTGAGGTGAGGAACTTCTCATGGGAATTCAATCTGGTTAAGGATAATCAGGTGAACGCTTTCTGTATGCCGGGAGGCAAAATCGTTGTGTATGAGGGACTGATGAATCTGGTTTCCTCTGATGACGAACTGGCTGTAGTTATCGGACATGAAGTGGCGCACGCTGTGGCCAAGCATAGCAATGAGCGTATGAGTCAGCAGCTGGTTGCACAATACGGAGCGAAAATTTTGGGGGAGGCTCTCAGTGGAAAATCCGCCGCCATACAGAAAGCCGGGAATATAGTCTATGGTCTTGGGGCACAATACGGTGTGATGCTTCCATTCTCACGCAAACATGAAACCGAGGCTGACTATATGGGGCTTATTCTTATGACGATGGCTGGTTATAATCCGAATGTGGCCGTCACATTCTGGCAGAAGATGTCGGCGGGCGGATCGGGTTCAGTGCCAGAGATCATGAGTACGCATCCGAGTGACGCAACACGTATTAGTGACATAAGGAAACATTTGCCGGAGATGAAGAAATATAAGTAAACTTTAGAAAGTTACTGTAAAGTATTTGAAAAAACTTTAGAGAATGGTACAAAAAGGCGTGAAACCAAATGGAATCACGCCTAAATTATAATAAAACTCTTAAAAAGGTGTACATAATTACCAATCCTTAATTCTCTAACATCAATCATAATAACGCTGCAATCTTACGCACCTTATTAATTCTCTCCATAAACCTGTTGTCTTTTTTTGCCATTTGCAAATTATAAGATGTTTGCATTTTGAGCAAAGGTTCCGCATCTAAATCTAACGCGGCTTCTAGGAGCATAGCATATTTTGTATTTAGTGAACGCTTTGCATTCAGAATTTCATTTAATACAGTATAAGACACACCCATCTCTTTAGCAAGTTTCTTTTGAGAAATACCCCTAAATTCAATTTCATCTTTTAATACTTCTCCCGGGTGTGTCGGTTCAAAAGGAATTAAGTTATTAGCTATCATTTTAGGGTCTACGCCATCTATTTTAATCATAACTTTCTATTTATAATGGTTAGACAATTCAATTATATTACAGATGGTAGTCACTACTTCACCTTGCACCTCTGTGGTTGTAAATTCAATACGATATTGATTGTTTACTCTAACAGAGCAAAAGTCCTTTTTGTCCCCTGATAATTTTTCAAAACTCAGCCCATTGTATTTACAAAGTGAAGTTACATCAGGGACACTGATTATTATATCTATACAACGTTTATATCTACGTACGATATCAGGTTGAAAACGATGCTTTTTATCATTCGCCTTTCCAAACTCATACAATTCTTTCAGATACTCTTTATCAAACGTTACTACCATCTCATTTGTTTCTTTAATGCAAAGATAGCATTTTAATTTTATTCATTCGCATTTTTGCGAATAATTTTCTTAAAAAAAAATTAGCGACAACTCCAAAGAATCACCACTAACTATTCTATTTTTCTCATCACAAAATTGTGAACTACCGCTAAAGTAAAGATTTAGGGGGCTCAAATACGATTTTCAATAAGCCAAGAATGCTGGAGCCACGCAAATTTGGCATAAAGTCTGATTGGGAGCTTTCATAGAGCTATATTTCCCATTAAGCGCATTTCTTTTTAAGTATTTCAACACATTCTTTATCCCATCATCGAAACCATGCTTATACCCTTTAGCGTATTCTCCAATGTTATATACCGCCATTGCCAACACAAACAGGATGATACCTACAGGCTTATACCAACCGGGAAGTGATATAGAAAACGGCTTAAATGTAATTGTGAAATCTCCAACCCATAATAGGGCGATAATACATATGATTGTAAATATAATTGTTTTCATAATCAATATCTTTTTCCGTTCAACTTAGGTCTTAGTTCATTGTATCTCATCTTCTGCTCCACATGCCATATAAGGTCTATGTTCATATGCTTGGCAAGCCCGAAGATTGATAATAACATATGACCTATCTGACTTTCAAAAGAATAATTATATTCATAAAAATAACGAATTGGCAATGTGGATATGGCGTATATGCTTTCAGTAAATGTTTCACCTACGCAACTTTCGGATGCACCATATATCGCTTCTTCAGGAAAATCATCAATGGATATATTTCTTAATCCAGCCAAATCAAGCAGGCGTATAACCGCATCGCTTAGTTCGTCTGGAAGTGTATCTTTTATATTTTTTTCAAAGGAACACTTAAATCGCTTTTCTTCTTCCACTAATGCAGGATAGCGATTATAGTCCATTTCAAAACGTGATTTACATTTCTTTCCTAATCTTCCCTTTCTATCCGCTTCCACAGCTTCCATAAGCTCTCCAACGATAAGGCAAAGGCAGTGTTCGTTACTCAATTCTTTATCATGGAAACCGTGCTCACAGGCGGTCTTATAAGCACGATTCCGTAGTTCGTTCAAATTAATATTGTTCATTTTTTATCTGTTATTATATTCCGGTGAAGAGGTGATGTCCCTTTATAAGGTCAGGCAGTCATGGCTCTATACCACCGCCAAACGCAACCGTATCCCCATCTGCCGCATCGCTGGAAAGAACTATTACAACAAGAAGCATGTTGACGAGTTCTTCGGTATGGCTGTCGATATGGAAAGTATCACCGACTGGCTCCTGACTGAAAAAGCGGAAGAGCAGTTCGCCATGCAGCACCCGCCACTGTACGTTCTCTATCCGGTCCCATCCGTAACCCAGATTCACAACCGACTTACCCCTGAACAGCTTTTGCCATACATCATCGGCCATTCTGCGCTTTTCGTAAGGCAATCTGCCCCAAAAGTGAGTGATAAAGTTCCCTAACATTACAATTTGTGGCTGCACGGTTGAATTATAATTCTGAATTTCATCATGCCGCTTTGTCCACTGGTATGTGAAAGAATCGCGGTGCTATCTGCCTGGTGTAAAGGATAAAGTCGCCTGCTCCGGGAAAAGGATACCGGTTATTTTCTTATAATAGGCATCGGCATACTGCTGCATACCCAGGTCGGTAGCATGCACTCCGTCCACCTGACTGTCCATAGACAGTGCCAGCTCGTCAAACGTAATGTAATGCAGATTTCCGGCTTCATCCTTCATCGAATCGTATACGGCACGCAACTACTCATTGGTCTTACGGAACTCCTTTCCTTTCTTATCCGAAGCGTAAAAGCCCATATAGCCATCGTGCTCTACCAGTAGAATGGGAGCTTTGCTTTTGCTGCGCAATATACGGATGCCTTTTTCCAGACGCGGACGGATAAGTCCTACACGGTCGTTCGTCATATTCGGCATACAGTCTATCACATACATTGCCGCATCCACTTCGGCCAGCAATTTGAAGAAACCTTCGTCCAATTGTCCGTTGCCCGAAAAGCCCAGATTAACGACCGGCATATCCAGCTTGCGCTGCAGGATATTGGTCCAGGCCATACCGGGACGCGAAGCACATGCCCCTTGCGCAATGGAAGTTCCGTATATCACGACAGGCTTTTCGACCGACGGACGCACGAAATCGAAGCGGCTGCCTTTGGGCACACCAATCTGTAAAGACTTCACACCGTTGTACAGAGGCAGATACAAGGTGAATTCGTTTCCCTTATCGTGCGTGTTGCGGTATGTCAGGTCGTTATACGTATAGCGCACTGTATCACCGAACTGATAGTTGGCCGCGCACCAGTATTGCTGCCCGTTGCAGTCCATCGTGTAAAGGTCTACTCCGCTGACACCTGTTGCCGGCATGTGGGGCATCGAGAATCCCCCCGTAACCTGATACTTTACTTGAATTTGTGGAGCATTGGTGTAAAACTTCACATAGAGTCCTGCTGTCTGCAACGACAGGTCCCACACGGGTTTACGGACCAGTTGTTCGGCCCGCTGCGGCAAACGCTGGTAGGCCTTTCCGGTTTCCGCATTCCAGGCTCTTCCCTGAATGGGCAACAGCGAATCGGCCGCCGGGTTATGCCAGGCTGTCTGTGCAAGCAGACAAAGCGACTGCCCGAATAATAAAGCAGACAATCCTGCAAACTTGAAAGTGGTTTTCATACTTATTTTTCTTTTAGTGTTATTTCATCAACTGTATCAGATGTGAGGCTACACAAGCATAACCTTTGTCTGTGAAGTGAATATAATCGCCGCTGTAAAGTCCGTCACGAATCGTTCCATCTTCGTCAAGAAACCAGCCTGTAGGATTTGTGTAACTGACCTGAGCTCCGAAGGTATGCGCGCCCAGCAGTTTATGAATGCGGTTGCACTGTTCACGGACTGCACTGCCCTGCTCCTTTCCGGAAGGGAAAAGTCCCAACAGGATAATCTTTGAATCAGGGAACTGCCTGCAGGCCTCTTCCGTAACGGCGATGATACCTTCAGCCGTATCGTCTGCTGTGTCCTGACCGACTACCAGATTATTGATTCCGATGGCAATCACCACATATTCCGGAGTACACCGGTTATAGTTTCCGTAACGGACACGCCAAAGCAAGTTCTGCGTACGGTCACCCGAGATACCGGCACTTTCCCAGTTTCCCTGTCCCAAAGCGTCGTCCATGGCCTGCTTGCCCGGTTTGTAGCTGACGAGCTTACGCATGCCGCCCCAACCTTGCGTAATGGAATTGCCCAGCAACAGCAGTTTCAGTTTACGTTCGTTCAGCGTGGTTTCGATATCCTGTGCCACCGAATGCCACTCCGAGCCTTCCACCCATCCGGCAGCCGAGCGATACTCGTTTCCGGGAACGGCATGGGTACAATTGTTGGACCACCGGCCGGTAGCTTTCAGTATGAAACGTACAATGGATTCGGGATTGTTCAGTGAATGCGGATGATGGCCGATACCCGGTTTGTGAATCACGGTAATCGGGGCACCGAGACGTTTCATTTCTGCTTCGAAAAGGGCTGTATTCTCTGACACCGGAACAATATCGTCTGCATCGCCCACTACGTGCAGTACCGGAATGTCTGCCTGTGCAATCTTGGCCGCATGATTCAGCGGATTCTTTTTCCAGCGCAAAGCCTGTTCCTCATTCTTAAAGCCGTAGGCTTCCAGCATCCGTGTCACATCCTCGGCCGAACCTGCATAAGCACCTTTTCCCATCGGCCAACTCTTGATGTCCATGACCGGTGCATCGGCATAGATGCAAGCCACTTTATCAGAGTTCTGTGCAGCCCAGTTGTAAACAATCAGTCCGCCACGGCTCATGCCCTCCAGTACGGTCTTTTTATGAAAACCATTCTTCACCAGATATTTGTAAAACTTGTTCCAACGTTTTACTGCCTTATCGGCACCATACAAGTCGGCTACATCGCAATATACCACATGGAAACCTTGCTCCAGCAAGTCGATGTCGGTCTGTGGCTCATGTCCCCAGAAACGAGCCCGCCATATCCAGGGTCTTCCCTGTGCTTCTTTAGCCGGACGTACCACTTTGTAAGGAACCCCATCCAACTGGAAATCGTATCCCTGATAACCGTGAAAATTAAAGGAGGTCGCATTTTCGGGTACAATGGCTGCCGGCTTACTTTGAACTGCATTCAGCAGGTAATCGCCGATTTTACGCGCCATCGCACCCGCACCGATAGAAGACGGATGCAAACGGTCCGGCATAATGACCTGATCCCACTGGTTGCCAAACAGATTATGCAGATTAATAATACCCAGTCCGTTATCGTAAGCCAGCTGTTCGACTACCAAACGTACCTTTTCTTCGATAATGCGCGGACTGATGGTGTTCTTCTCGGTAAGGAAGCAACGCACCGGAGTGAGCAGAATCACCTGCGGATGCGAATCCAGCGAGCGGTAGGTATCGATAAGCGTTTGATATTCTTCCATAAAATGCTTTTCGTCTTTCCAGTTCTGCGGCTTGGTGTCGTTCGTTCCCAATTTAATCAGGACAATGTCCGGAAGAAAGTTTTTCGATTCGCCGTACACCCCAGTACGGACATACGGATAATCGCCGTCCGACTGCGCCGTTGCTCCGTTCGAACCGAAGTTGCGGACTTCGTAATCATCGCCCAAGTAATACTGCAACTGGGCGGGATAAGAGTTTTTCTCCCGGTTGGAAATACCTGCACCGTACGTGATACTGTTGCCCACGCACGCCACCTTAATGATTCGTTTTGCCCATAAGCCTGTAGGCAAAATCAACAGATAGCAAATACATGCCAAAAAGATTCTTTTCATTGTTATTTAGATAAAGTTGCAATTCACTTTTCAAACAGAAGTCCCCTGTTTTTCAACATTGCTATTTGGTCAGCAATACTTATGGGCTGCTTAGTGTATGTTATCATATGTATATAAAAATAAGTTCCGCCCTGGTACGCATTGTAAAGAGGCGTGGCGGAAATTGTTGATGCAAAGATAATGTTTTTTCTGCTGTACTGCAAACATTTCGATTTTTCTATCAAAACAAAAAATTCTATACTTTTGCAATGAGCCAAAAATAGTAGTGAAATATACAAAGCAAATTGTGCTGAAAAAGAAGAAACAGCTTAAGTTGGTTTTCCAAAGGAGTTAAGAATCAATAAAAACGTTAAATCTTCACCCTTTAGAATGTACAATTAAAGACAACAACCATATTTCTGACTTATCACCTATAAAATATTGATCAATAATCGGTTGTAAATACTATTGTAAAAGATTTGTGTTGTACTCCATCCTTAAGTTCTCAATATAGCAGTCTGATTCATCTGGATCGGTAACGAATACTATCTTACCAGTAGTAAGTATCATCTTTTAGTTCCTTTTTTTCTTGTATTAAGCCATACGGTAGATATTCAACCACCGTATGGCAATATTTATTTCTTCATTAAATCAATGCGCTCTTTCAAGGTAAGAATGTAGTCGTGCATCTGTACTTTTTGAACCTCCATTAAGGCGACCTGATTTTCACCTGCTATTTCAATAGCGTCTTTTCGACCAAGGAACAGTACTAACTTATTATGTTTGTCCATCAACTCATTATATTCGATATACATACGGTCAAGAGGGGTATCAGCCACGTGATAAGCCTTTTCAAAGACATCTTTAGGTGACCAGCTTTCATAACCGTCTTCATACACCACCTTATAACCTTCTTCTACTGGTTCCATTGTTTTTGGAATAGCATCAGTAGGTAGATAAATTTTTCCACCCTTGCGAATTGCTGGTGTGGCTTGAACTAATTTTGTTCCAATATACTTTTTCATCATTGTTTCTATGGGTTTTACAAAGCCGCCCAAGGCTCATTTCTGTTCCGATTTGAATTTATCTATAGTAGTCCTTTTATTAAAAATAGCCATAACAATCAAGGCTAAAGCTACTTTCAGTAATTGCTTTTTCCCAATAATTACAACATTACTACGATTTAGTCCGTCATTAGTCATGATACTGTACCAATTCTTATAAGGTGGCAGTACCTTATAGATAGATATTTTATAAATTATCTTCTTTATTACCATAGCTAATCTTCTTTTTCTTTTGATTCATCAATTACAACACCCCTAATATCTCTTTCACCAAATAATTTATAAGTAAACGTTCCTCCATAAAACTTTATGGTATCTCCCTTAACAGTAATAACCATTCCACCTTTTAATCTATGTTCCATGTCATCTTTACAAGATAACATCGTGGCTGTCATAAGTATAATTAATATAAACCTCATATTCAATCTCCTTTCTCTTTAATTCGTTCCAGCATATCCCTGTTGGCGTATAGTATCTCATCGAAAGACGGGATGGGCATCCATGCTACAACATTATAGGTCTGCAATCCATACAAGAAGGAATTAGCATCTTTTGCGTAGTCTTTTTCTGTCCTATGAGATATATATATTTGTTTCCCGTTATAAACTATTACTTTTTGGTTTAAAGAAGGCAGTTTATCTTCAACGCTTATCCAAGGTGATTGCTTTGACTGCCATTCGGCACCAGAAATAAAGTCAACAATGCAGTACGGTTCACAATGACGCTGCCTGTTTCTGCAATCATTGGAATATCCCCTTGCCGCTTCTTCTGCTGTCTGTTTCATATCTGTTCCGATTTGAATTTCTTGTTTATTTCTTTTTCAGCAGCTCTGGCCCCTTTCTTGAAACCCTCTACAAAGCTGTCAAAACAGGCTCTATGGATTTCTAAAGTGCATCTTTGCATAAGTGGGCAAATCGAGCATTTTTGGCTAAGCCCTGCGGACTTCTTGGCTATTTTCGTTACGTTTTTCATTGGATTTTTAAATTAATTATTACGATTTCTTTCCGCTGCGACTTCACTCATACGCATCTTGCACCAGGAGGTGAGACATCGGTATTCCTTATCCCCACATCTGACAGTCCTGTTATAAAACCGGTGGAGCGGAAGGGAACGTCCGCAATGCGGACAAACCTTTCTTCCGGCTTCCGTACCGGCAACCGTCTTGGCTTTACGGTGTACAAGCGTACATCCCCTGCATTCATCCAGTCTGCCTTTGTATTTCCGGCATTTGTGCAGGGAGATGCGCCCGCATGGAGCGAATTTTTCGCAGTCGAATCTGGGTTCTGTGTGATAGATGTTCATACGGCACTGTCCATCAAATCAAACAATGTGGGTGCGCTAACTTCCATCTCCGCCTCATACAGATATGAAAGACTGTCTTTCCAATAGTCATAATTCAGTTCTGTAGATAATCCCTTACGTTTCAGTCTGATGGCACAATAAGGTACTGTGCCGATACCTCCGAAGGGGTCAAACACCAACTCACTCTTGTTTGAATACCGTTCAATCAGTCTTTCAACGATATCGAGCTGTAAAGGGCAGATGTGGTTCTGCCGTTTCTTCTGTGACTGCTTGGTATTGAGCGTGCGCATACGGGTGACATCATCCCATATCCAATCTTTCTTGCTTACAGGGTCAACGGCCATAAATGTTTTAGGCAGCTTTCCGTATATTTCCAATTCTTCAGCGAATGATACATGTTCCTCGTAGTTATATATATGTTCACGTTCGTAGTTCCTGAACAGATGGCGTATCTTATCTATTCCGGCTCCTTTCATGTCCTCATAGCTCAATAGAGAGTTACCAGAAGATTTCCAACTTGCATGGGCATCTATCTGCCAACGGGCAAGCGAGTATTCACTCTTATTCTTTGTCACCGGCAAATCAGCATAGGCTCGTGAGGTATCAGAAGGCAACTTTCGGAAGAGAAGAACATATTCCGGGCAACCGATACCCATCTTTGAACCGTCCTTGCACATCTCTGTATATCCAAGCCGATAAGTCTGGTTGTTCTCCCTCACCACATCCGTATCCACTGTAATACGCCCCATGTAGCGGAACCCGTGCTTCAGATAATGGAACACAGTCATTTCGCTGAACGGGTCGATGGTGGGCATACCGTCACCCGTAGCGTTGCCGAACAGTACACGGTCCTTTACATGGATGCAGGCTAACCGGCCGGGCTTTAAAATACGCATAAGCTCCGGGGTGAGATAGTCCATCTGCTCAAAGAACTTGCCGTTGTCTTCATTATGCCCGAAGTCGTTGTAGGTAGGCGTATATTCGTAGTGGTTGGAGAACGGGATACTGGTTACAATCAGGTCTACCGAATTATCTTCCATCTTCTGACATTCAAGTACATTGTCATTATTGATAGCTTTCCACAGTTTGCCGGACTTTTCTTCCCTGCTGGCAAACATCCACCGCATCATCTTTTCCTCTGCCTGCAAACCGAACAAACCGTTCTTGCGGACTATATCGGTCATCTTGGCTACCATCTGGCGGTGTTGCGCCCACTTCTGCATGAATGATTTGAATATTTCACCTTCGCTTTCGGCATACACCAAGTAAAGCTCTACGGGATGCTGCTGCATGAAACGGTAGATACGGGCTATCGCTTGGAACTTGTCGTTGAAACGGTAGTCAATAAACATGATTGCCTTGTGGCAGTGGTACTGGAAGTTCAAACCCTCACCAAGCATTTCAGGTTTGGCGGCCAGATATTTCAGACGGCCGTCTTTGAAATCCGCTATCACCCTGTCGGCTTCATCATCATCTTGCGAGCCATACACAGCCTTACATCCGGGAATTGCCTTGCAGAGTGCCTCACGTTCAGCCTCCAAGTCATGCCATAAAAGGAAATGGTCGTCTTTGTTTTCCGGGCGATTGATAATCTCTACCACACGGGCAATCTTTTCCTGCATGTTGTCCCGAAGTTCCTTAGCTGCATCAGCAAGGCCTAGAGCAGCCTCACGGAACATTTTCACCTGCCCGTCACGGTCGGCTCCGGCAGTGGAGTTATCCACACTCACGACTTCTTCATGTACCCGTAACTCTGGTAACTCATATCCTGTATCGGGATAACCTAAATCAGACGGTTTGGTGAGGAACAACGCCCATGTACTTACCCATAACCAGAATTCCTTCTCCTTGTGGGGATAGAGGGTAAGATTGTTCGCCTTCGTGCTGTCACGCTGGAAGAACCTTGTAAGTGCCTGCCCGGTATCCATCACTCCAAGGTAGCCGGCATAGTGTATCAGCTCCTTGTATCTGTTGGGTGACGGTGTGGCAGTGGCAACAAACCTGTACGGAACTTCTGCAAACATAGGAAGAAAATCCTGATAGGTCTTGGTTCCGAATCCACGTAACACGCTCGCTTCATCCAATGAGGTAACGGTAAAGTAAGAAGGTTCTATTCTTACTCCGTCCTCGCCGTCACGGACACGCTCATAGTTTGTCACCATGATATTGGTCGGACATTGCTTCACCTCCTGCATAGTACGTACATAGGTCACTTTCATGCCCAGATGCTTTTCGGCCTGTGTCAGGAACTCCACTACTACACGCTTGGGGCAAACTATCAACCCTTTGCCTCCTGTGCGGTTCAGGATTATCCGCAGTATCTCCAACTGGGTTACGGTCTTCTGCATACCGAAGCTGGAGAATATCGCCCTGCAACCGCCGCAAACAGCCCAACGTACCGTATCTTTCACATGGGGATATAAGTACGGGGTAAGTTCATCAGCCTTAACTTCAAATCCTGTCTGATGGCTGATTGCCATCTTGTCTTTCAAAAATTCTATATAATCTTTCATTATGCTATTCTTTTTTTGATTAAACTCATGTTCTTTTCCACAAGCCTTATAATGCGGTCATGATACTCTGATGTTCCGTTGCATACGGCTCTTGACTGTACTATCTGAAAAGATTTAAGATTCACTTCGATGGTTTCCACATGTTTTTCTCCGGCTATGGCTGTCATGATCAGGCATTCACTGCGTCTGTAATACCTGTTGGCGTATACACAATGGTGCATGGCTTTGCCCTCCTTGTAGAACTGGGTTACGCTTTCAAGCGGACGGATGATTATGCCGTCGCCTTTGATTTCCATGCCGAAGAATCTTTCCATCCGGTTGTAGAATGATGCTATATCCTCCTTGAGCTGCTTTTCTTTTTGGATAGCCTTTATTCTGTCCCTTTCCCTTCTTTGCCTTGCCTCAATTTCATTTTTCTTTCTTAGTAATCTGTCGTGCTCGGCTTTCAAATTTTTGGGACATACGTATTTGGCGTTATGCAGATCCTTGTGGAAATAGGACAGCAGGCTTATATAGTCATTCCACATGCTTGCATCTCTGATTATATAACGGTTGCGGTTGCAGAAGTTGAAGGACGGTTTATATCGGAGCTGGTAATAGCCCGTTTTGTACATATGCTTCAACATATCCGTCTGTCCGGTCTTGATACATAATTCCGCGTCATTACCACCTTTCAGAAGGTCTCGTACAAGTTTTGAGGGGGGTACATCGGGGAACCGTTTCCCGATTCCCCGCTTTCTCAATTCCGGGATCAGTTTTTTTCTTGGATATATCCATCCCCATATCGCATATAGGTCTCCACGATAATTATAGCTGTAACTGCCATATTCACCCTTTATGCTCAGTGGTTCCGAATATATCCATCCGTTGCCTCCCATATTCATCGGCTTTGCCATGATGGTGCGTTTCCCCTCGACGGTGATCCATTCCTGAACCACTTCAAAGAAAGTATAGTAAATATAATCCTGTATGCTGTTCAAATCAAAATTCCTTTTTCTGACGTACTTGCAGCATAGTATATGTCTTATGATCTGGAACTCTCCGGCGGTCTGTAAGATGGACATATACTTTTCTTCCTCGACTTTTCGTTTCCGGCTGATCTTTACGTCCAGTTTGTGGTGGCAGTACGGGCATTTGGTCGTATCACCGAGCAGGGTGGTTCCCAGCTCGCTATTGCTTGTGTCTATCCATGTTCCGCCGCACTCGGAACACCATAGCTCATCCTTGCACCTATATGCTTCGTGGGTGAATATATGTTCTTTCGCCCATTCTTTTTGTACTTCGGTAACGGCGGACAGTTTGCCGCTTAGTCCGGTTACACGTTTCTCAAGTTTCGTTCTCGGTTTCATGATTAGAACAGGCTCATTTGTTGGACATTATCATTCGTTTTCTTTCGGACGTTTTTCTTCCTGAGTGTCTGGTATTGTTCTTCCGCCAGCCGTGCGATTGCTTTGTCACGTGCCGCTTTCTTATCTTCTTCGGTGAGTTCCACAGGTTTGGCGGAGGATGATACGGACGTTTTCTCTCCGGCAGGCAGCCGGTTTATTTTGATATCGTCCTCATCATAGTAGTGCACTGCCATCCCGTAGACCTCCTCGTCTGAAATCGCTACGGCGTTACCACGCTTCCTGGCTTCACCCATGATATAACTACAGCATTCATCAATGCTTTTCTTCTCATTCGCATATTTGGGGGCGAACAGTGAATCTTCTTCCGCCCGTTTGTCCAGATAGGCTTTGATTGCCTGTTTGAAACTTTCATTACTTGCCATGGTTACTTAATTTTGAAGTGGTTGATAATATTTATTTGTGATTGATTCTGATGTTATACTCGCATAAGAATTTTTCTATATCGTCGCTTGCTATATTGGGAGGTGGTGCATTATCTCCGTATATAGCCCGTATTGCATCCTCATTTTTCCCGTATGCCTTCCAATAGGTGTAGGCAGTATGGTTGTTAGGAACGTTTGGAAAAAGTTCTGTGAAGGCGTTGAAATCGGTTTTAGCCTTTTCTTTGAGCTCCTGAATGTTTTTTACTCCCTCAATCATGGCGCACGCTGCATCTTCTATCCGGGTGAAACCTTTCTGGGATTGTTTCATAGCGGTTTCATTGGACAGTTTGACGTGCTCGTCTCTTCTATCCCTGCAAAAGTCCGATAGGGCTACCATAATGGACTGGTTGTTTATCCTGTTTCCCCATACGAACTGTCCACGGCTTCCGTTTTTAAGCTGTGTGAAGAATATGCAAAGCTCGGCCAGATTGAGAAAATAATAGCTGGCCAATATGCTTAGCGCCGTTTCGGCAAGTTGTTGAGGTGCGATATCAATGCCTGCGTATCGGAGGATTGATTGCAGGTGCTCTGTGATAATCCTGACTGATGTGGTGTTGCCGAAGGCAACATTGATGTCCGCAAGGGTGGGAATACCCTCAATCCTGATTGCTTGTGCTAATGTCAGGTTACAATTCAGCTGGGCTTGCGTGCCGGACCAGTTGTCAACCAATTGGGAGGCTGTTGATCCATTTCTCAAGGTCTGCTGGAGCGGTGTCAGTGTCTCCGGCTTTTTCCTGGATTGAGGTATCTGTCCTGGGGACATTATCACAGTGATCTGTTTTTGTAGGCTTGTTTCCATTTTGAAGTCTTTTTTCGATTATCCAAAGGTTAGCCCGGCTGTCCCATCGTTCAATTTTAGCCCCGTTGGTGTTTTTCCAGCTTAGCGCATCGAAGTGGTAGAAGAATATCTCCGCCTGCTGTTCCCAGTCCGGGAGCTTGTCACGGAAGTAATCTTTCACCTGTTCCAGGGTAGGGGCTATAAATTCGGTTTTTGGTTTTGAAGGCTTCTTTTTAGGTTTTTCCTGGTCGGGCATAAATAACTCGCTAGAGTTATTATTATCTTTACTCTTAAGTCTTATATTAATGTTAGCCTTTTTACTTAAAGGTTTACTTAAGTCATTACTTAAGAGTTTACTTAAGGGTTTACTTAAATCATTTAAGTAATAAACGGGCGATTTCGCATTTTTCTTACCTGACTCAAACTGTAGTAAACCTTTTTGCTGTAATCTGTTCCTGACTTCAATTACGGTTGGTTCTGATATACCGGTTGCGAGGACGATTCGTCTGTTGGGACACTCAAACGGATTCTCCCAACCCCGACTATTGCACTCGTTCAAAAGGAAGAAGTACAAATAAACTTCGTTCGAGGAAAATGCTACACTCTGATGTGTCTTCCAAAATTGGTTTACGTAATCTATATAAGTCATTGTAGGTAAGAATTTACTTCGTTTATGAACTCCTGTAGTGAATGGCAGATAACATACTTGTTTTGGTATCTCTCTGCTTCTGTCTGCCACGTTCGTTGGTGCTCGCTCTGTGTACCCTTCGGTGTCTTCATCTCTATGCAGAGGGAAGCCCATCCCTTTTTGGGTATGAG